TATGAGTACGCTGGTTTTACTATAAGAAGTTTTAGCTCTCCGGGTATTTGGGGTATCTACACTTAAAATTATGATATACCATTTTCAAAATCATTGCTACACATACTTTGAAGAATTTTGCCAGTATCTTTTTTCACACAAGATATGGCTCCCAAATAACCTTCAAATTGTAACGTGTAGTAATGACGAAGAAAACTCCATCCTGATTAGGCAGTTAAAGCTCAATAACATTTCGTATATCAATGTAGTGCCCCAGCATTGCCAATGGGATAATAGGGATAAGATTAGATATATTACAGGGGCTTTGGAACAAGTAACATCTGAGTATGTACTTATATTAGATGCTAATGATGTACTTTTAGAGGGTAACTTTAGAGACGTTACACACACGCTTATATGGTCCGGTAAGAAATTATTGTACAATGCCACTCATTCTAACTATCCAGAAGTAAACGTAGGAGTGGTTAGAGATTATAAAAAGAGGGGCAAGTTTTGCTATCTTAACGCCGGGTGTTGTATTGGATATACTAAGTATGTGAAGAAGTTCTACAAGCATGCTTTAAAATATATAGATATAGATAACCCATGGAAAAGTGAACAGTATATTATTCGTCATGCCTTTCGAGATAAAAGAAGGTACGTCGATTTTGATTGGGAGTCAAAGATATTTCAAACTGTTGCAGGGTGCATAGTGCTAAAGAAGGGTAATATATGGAAAGTAGTTTAAAAACGGATGCTTGTATATCCGTATTTTCTCAAGAAGATTTAATTAAAGGCCTACAAGAAGACCACGTGACAATTAACATTTGTGATAACTTTAGTGTGGACCAGCGCATAGTAGTTAACACTAAAGAGCTTGTTATTCACGGTCAGAACTATTCCTTAGAGTTTCAGGAGTCTGGGTCATTATATTTCCAGGACACTAACGCTATTAGTATAAGTGATTTATCTATCAGTGGACAGGGGTCTGACTGGGAAAACAATCTAGACCTGCTTACATTTGACCATGTTGAGATGATACATCTCTCAGGCTGTTTCTTCTCTGATGGTGCTGACGAGTGTGTATGCTTTAAAAATGGTTGTGATGAAATTTTTCTAACTGATTGCACGTTTACATATACTAAGCCTCCTAAAAGTTTGCGAGAAAGAAAGAACCACAACTTCGCACTTCTTATCGGCAAGAATGCCAATGACAAACCTGCCTCTGGTAAGCATCATGTGTATTTAGATAATGTTTCTTTTATAGGGAATATACGCAGGTGCCCACGTGTACGTAATGCGTATGTGTTTATGCGCAAGTGTACTTTTAATACTACATCGCTATACACAGTAGGTCCGGAGAACTCTGAACTTATATTTGTAGATTGTAAATTTGTCAATAGAGACATCAAGCATCCACAATTTATCCACAAGTTCGGAGACTATAAATGTATTGTTGTTGAGAACGATCTGGTAGTGTATAAAAATCCTAAGTTTTCACAATTTAATAAACCAGAGTTTTATGAAAACTATTCTGATAGTCGGATTTGGTAACATAGGCACTCATATATACGATGAGTTCCCTGAGTCTATGCGAAACGGCGCCTTTATTTATGACCCCAAGAAAGGTTATAGTGAAGACTCTATCTTGGAAATGAAGTATGACTTTGCCTTCATCTGTGTTCCAACGGATATGCACGAAGATGGTAGCTGTAATACCAATATTGTAGATAGTATGCTTGGGCGGATTAACGCAGACGTCGTTATTATTAAGTCTACCGTACCAGTAGGATTCACAGAATCTATGGTAGATAAATACCAAATGAAGAATATTGTATTCTCCCCTGAATACTACGGCACTACGGTTAACTCTCCAAAATCTCCTAACTTCTTAGTACTTGCAGGCAGGAAAGAAGACTGCTCCAAAGTAGCTCAATTATACTATTTTAAAGGGGCTAACTTTCATGTTCGCTACACAGATTATAGGACAGCAGAGTTGGCGAAGTATATGGAGAACTGCTTCTTAGCTCTCAAGGTAACATTTTGTGCAGAGTTTGCCACGATAGCCAAAGATAAAGGAGTGTCTTATCCGGAACTTCGAGAGATATTTGTACTGGATGAAAGAATGGGTAACTCCCATACTCTTATATCTGATGATGCTCCGTACTACGACAGTCATTGCCTAAATAAAGACATTCCTGCGCTTATAGCTCAGACGAGCAAAGCACACTTAATGGAAAGCGTGCTTGGCATAAATCAAGCTAAGAGACGTAATAAAGACTACTAGATATTTTCTTACAAAGTATAAGTAATTTACTTATATTTTTGCACAAATAGAATTATTTTCGTAATTTTGCACAGATTTTTAAAAAGGAGAAGGTTATGATTAACATGGCAGAAGTAATGTCAGAGTCCGAAATAGAGGATTTGTTCTCTGGCAGTACTGAAGAGCAGGAGCAGCAGGAGACTCCTGAGAAGAAAGAAACTCCTGAGGAAAAGAAAGGTAACCCTGCTGAGGAGCAAGTCCAAGAAGTAGATCCAGAAAATCTATTTAACGATGAAACTCCAGAGAGCGTAGGTAGGGAAGAGAATAACAAGGAAAAAGAGGGTGTCTCTTCGAAACAGAGCACTTCTCCCATCTACTCTTCTTTAGCCAAAACTCTGCAAGAAGAAGGCATCCTACTTAACCTTGAGCAAGAGGACATTGACAAAATCTCTGATGTCGAGACTTTGAAGAAAGCAGTCGTAGAGTGGGCACAATCCAACCTTGACGGCATTCAGAAGAGAGTCAATGAGGCTCTTGAGGACGGCATGGACAAAGATGTTGTTAAACAGTACGAGAACAATCTTAAAGTGTTAAACAACATTACTCCGGAAGCTTTAAAAGAAGAAGGAGACCGAGGAGAAAATCTTAGAAAGAGCATCATGTATCGTGCTTACTTGAGTAAGGGTTTCTCCGAGGACCGTGCTAAAAGAGAGGTAGAGCGTTCTGTTAATAATGGTACAGACGTTGAAGATGCTGAGGAAGCTTTGAGCAGCTTGAAAGAAACTATTCAAGCAGATTATGACAAAGCTCGTGCAGAAGCAAAAAAGGCAGCCGAAGATTTCGCTAAAGAGAACGAACGCGAGGCAGCCCAGCTAAAGGACAGTATCCTTAAAGACAACAATCTTTTCGGGGAAATTGAGGTGGACAAGCTAACCCGTCAGAAAATTCTTGACAATCTTGTTAAACCTGTTTACAAGGACCCTGAGACTGGAGATACTTATACAGCTCTCCAGAGGTTCGAGAAAGAGCACAGATTGGAGTTTTTAAAACTGGTTAGTACTTTCCTTACCTTGACGGATTACGGCAAAAATTTGAACGGCCTAGTTAAAGGTAAGGTTAAAAAAGAGATTGGCAAGGCAACGAGAGAACTTGAGAATGCTATTAACAGCACCCAAATGAATGGAGATGGCTCGTTGAGACTTGCAACCGGTGTTGCACCAGAATCTTATCTGAGTGATTTTACACTAGATGTCTAACATATAACTTTAAACAATTGTAAACTATGGCTGGAAAATTAAGTAAATTCCAAGTAACTCCTGGCTTTACTTCGTGGAAAGGCTTGACGAGACAGAACCACCTTGGTGCTATCTTTCAATCTGCTCCCCAGAAAGCTTCTGAGTTGATGGTTCAACTGTTGGCTTCTTACCGTGGTAAGACTCTTGAGTCTTTCTTGGCTAAGTTCCCGATGAAACAGTTTGATTCTACTGCTGAGTACACATGGGACATCATTGGCAGTCATCGTCGTAACATTGCCTTGATTGAGGCACGTACGATTGACGGTCAGGTTGTTACTGCAGCTTCGGGTAACGTAGGTGCAGGTACGACTCCGTTCTATCTGGTATTTGGTGAGGACTGGTTCGCTGACGGCGAGACCATCGTAGGTAATCTCAATGAGATTTATCCGATGCGTATTTTGGCAGAGCCTCGTATGGAAGGTTCGAACGCTGTTTATGAGGTAGAACTCATGGGTGGTGTTACGGACGGTATTCCTGCAGAGCGTCTGTTGGCTGGTGAGCTGTTCTCTGTAGAGCACGCTGCTGTTGAGGCAGATATGTCTCGTGAAGTTGGTGACATCCGCTTTGCTGCTCCGTCTGCAATGCGTAATGAGTTCTCGACTGTTCGTATCAAACACAAGGTTGGTGGCGAGATGCTGAACAAGAAACTTGCTTGTGGTATTCCTGTAGTAGGTAAAGACGGCAAGAAACGTGTTGAGACTATGTGGATGCACTACGTTGACTGGGAGGTAGAGCAACAGTTCTCTGACTACAAGAACAACGTATTGGCATTTGGTCGTAGCAACCGTACTGAGAAGGGTGAGTACCTGAACGTAGGTAAGTCCGGCGGTGTTATCAAACAAGGTGCTGGTCTGTACGAGCAGATGGAGGTAGCTAACGCTACCTACTATAGCGACTTCTCGTTGAAACTTATCGAGAACGCTTTGCTTGACTTGTGCATGGCTAAACTTGACCTGAGCGACCGTAACTTCGTAATGTTTACCGGTGAGCGTGGTGCTATGCAGTTCCACAAAGCTGTTCGTGATGCAGTTAATGGTTGGGGTGTATGGCAGCTCAATGCTGATGCTCTTGGCGTAATTAACCGTGTACAATCTGAGCTCCACTCTGTAGCTCTTGGTGCAGGTTATCAGTACACTGAGTATCGTATGCCGAACGGCGCTAAACTGACTGTAAAGGTTGATCCGTACTATGACGACCCGGTACGTAACAAGATTCAACACCCGGCAGGTGGTCCTGCATTCTCGTATCGCTATGATATCTTTGATATCGGTACGATGGATCAGCCGAACATCTTCAAGTGTGTTGTAAAAGATCATCCGGAGTATCGTGGCTACCAGTGGGGTCCGTTCCGCAATCCGTTCACCGGAGAGGCAAACAACCCGTATGCTTCCTTCGATGAGGATGCAGCAGTAATCCACAAGATGGCTACTCTGGGTATCTGCGTACTTGATCCGAACCGTACGATGTCGTTGATTCCGAACATCCTCGGTGCGTAACTATTAACAAGGTAGGGGCTGGTAATATAGCCAGCTCCTCCTTACATTTTAAAAGGAGAAGTAAATATGGCTAAGAAGAGAGAAGAAATGCCTCAGGAAGAGTTAGGTTTTACCCTGGATACTTCAGTTGAAGAGGCACAGCAGGTAGTAACTCCTGTAAGTGAACTAAAAAATGATGAGCCCGAAAAGAAAGTAGAGCGTTCTGTAGGGGTAGATGAAGACACCTTAGTGAACTGTCTTAGGAACGAAAAGATTATTGTTAGACATATTTCCAGACAGCAAGGTATCATTACAGACCCGAAACATGTGCTCTATGGAGGAATGTCGAACAATGCTACCCGCAGATTCAGTGTTCCTAAACTTTCTACGGGTTTGTACGTAAATGTTCTAACCAATGCTGAGAAAGCTTATCTTGAGTACATTATGGGCTTTGAGCATAATCGTTTAAGCATCCATCGCAAAAAGGATAATTACTGGAACGATGGTGAAAACGATGCTGCCCAAGTAACTCTGACAAAGCAGGATATGATTCTTGACTTGTCTGATCCGGAACAGTACATTAAGTATAAGATTCTTTTGGCTAATAAGGATCGCATTGCTCCATCCTTGGAAGCTTTGACCGATTCCCCAAAACAAACATATCAGTTTGTTCTGATTAACCAAGATGCCGAGACGAAGGTAGCTAAACGTAATATGTCTAACATTCAACGCTGCTACACAGAGTTCGGTAAGATTGAGGAGAACAAAGACGTGCTTCGTTTGGTAGTAGAGACACTCACAGGTAAGCCCACTGCCCCGAATGTAAAGATTGATTTCTTACAGACGCAGGCTAATGACCTTATTCAGGCTGATAGTAAGATGTTCTTGAGTGTTGTAACAGATCCTATGTTAACCACCAAGGTACTTATTAAGAAAGCCGTTGAAGCCGGACTTATTGCACAAAGAGCTAATCAGTTCTATTACAGAGAAACCAATACTCCTCTCTGTGAGTACAATGAAGAAGCTACACTGTCTAATGCTGCTAAGTATTTGAATCATCCGAAACACCAAGATTTGTTATTTGCATTACAAGCAAAGTTGAATTAAAATGACTGCTGAAGAGTTTAATAGAGAGTTTGATTTGTTGTACAACAATGTGATGTCGGATATGGCACCCGGCTTGGACGGTTACGAAAAGAGCGTATTTTTAACCATGGCTCAAGAGGATATCGTTAAACAATTGTATAATGGTACTCTTGGGGATGGTTTTGAAAGCTCTGAACAGAACCGTCGC